TTTTGATTAATAATCATCTGTACTTGGCGACTACTGTCACCCCAGTATACAGGCACACGTTGATAGGCCAAATTGCCATTTCGATCTGCACCAAACTCTACTTGAAAGCCTGAAACTATACGAATGAACTGCGCTAAGAAGCGTTCAATCTGAGCATCATAAAAAAATTGCTGATTTGCTATGGCCATTATAAGTTATCCGCTGATGGACGTAAGGCTTGGCTTAAGCTCTGACGTTCGTTAATTACATGAGTATAGACTGAATATTCTAATACATCACCTACTTTTAGTACACTAGACACAGTGAATGACACATTACCACTGGTGTTGGCCATGGTGTTAGTAATGGATAATCCATTTAGATTAGTACGTACCCCGTATGTGCTCAAATAACGCACATTAGTCAATACTGTACCATACGGATTTACATTGCTTAGAGTAAAGGATACTGTGGCTGCATTTGCCGGCGGAGTATACGGACTTGACACACGTATTGCGTCCCACGCCGCTGCATTGCTCATAAATTTGCCAGTATTGTTGATAAAACCACTGCGTTGAGTGGTGTTGTTTATACCAGGTGTTAAGTTTGTTCTCACAGCATCTTCCACTTTAACCCAACGACGGCCGTCATAACGGAATAGTCTATTAGGCACATAATCTAAGCGTAAGTAGAAATCACCTAGATTTGGTCCTAATGGGAAACTTAATCCAGCGGCTACACTAGCACCATTTGGCGGTAAACCATCGCCGGTTAAATAACCTTCTACCTTAGCTGGCGACGTAATAGTTTGATAACTAGCATCATCTACGGTAGAACTAGCATCTACAATCTGACCATCTACTATATGTGCAGCAGTACTTGCATCCGGAGCACTAGGATCTACAGGATTACCGTTTGCGTCAACTGCTTCTGTATAGATAGTACTAGTATCGTAACCGCTTGCGGGTACATCAGCTTCTGCACGTTGTACAACAGCATCATTGATACTGATAAGTTTGTTGTAGGTGCTTAACAAATTACCAAGTGCTTGGTCGTCTGCATCGATAACACCGTCACCATTCATGTCAATGTTATTAAGAATATCTTTGTACTCTTGGCTATCCACTAACGGTGCTAGTTTAACACGCCATAGATGCGGATACCATAACGGACTAAATCCCTCTGCAGCTCGGGTAGCGTCTTGCACTACATAAAAACGTTTTAGTGCTACACTAATAGTATCATCTAAAGGATAAAAGTCTTTAAGGAACGGCATTTCTAACACATCACCTACCATAATCTTACGGCCAAGCGTGTCAATCATGTCATTTAGATGAAATGTAGCAAATATAGTATCGCCGGTTAAGAATAGTCCAAACTGTGTAAGGTCAAAGTCACTGTCGTTAACACGGAACTGGGTACGCATGGTATAAACACTGGTGTCATACTTGCGATCACGGTTTTCTAAGAACAGCATGTCTTGGATACTGGTGATACTAGTACCGCCAGCCTCTGTAGCACTGATATTACCAGTGTTCTGTGGACCTAGATACTTGTGAAGATTGATATCAACACCGCCCACAGTGAACATTTCACTGATGGTCTTATCAAAAAATTGATAATCGCTACCTTTGGTAGGACGGTACAAGGACAACCTAGGCATTTTGTTTTCCTTGTGCTAGTTTTTTATCAAGTTTATTTTTTTGCATAACCGCTGTACGGTGTGCAATCTCCTCAGGAGTCATTTTGTAACCATATCTCCCATTTTTACTACCGACACATTTTCGCTTGTTGATATGTTCTTGCGTTTGTTTTTTACCAGTCATAGATGCACTTTGTTTATTTCTTGATTCCATAGATCTAACAAACCCTGAGTGGGCTATACTTGCATTTTTACGATGCTTGTCAGTCCATATTTTCCCAAACGCTGGGCGGTCTGCTCCCTTTTTACCGTACATAGCATTGCCCTCTCCAGAGAAACGAGTACTTTTAATTTTAGCACCCGTTGTTTTAATGTTTTCAAAAACCCTAGAACTAACCTTATAGCGTTGCTGATTTTCATTTTCACGATATAGCATACAACTAAAAGCATTCCAGAGTTGATATTGTTCTTTTTTATTACTAACCATTTTAGTTAGTAACCAATGGCATATAAAATGTTCCCTAGCAGACAATTCTACTATATTGTCAGCATTGTCTGTTCCTTTTAAGCATTTAGGTATAATATGATGACGCTCTACATAACCAGAAAGGTGTCTAGTTTTAGCGGATTCGATTATAGAGAAATACCATTTTGTATATTTGGTGTTATTAAACATATTGTATTTATCGTCTCTTGACAACGCACCAAATAGATGCTATAATACGAAAATGGAGAATAAGATACAGACTAGTATAGATTGGCCAGATGTACAAAAACGCATAGAAGCGCCTATACACAGTATGAAGAAGTATAGTCATGAAATGTGGAATATCAGTCATAATATTGGGCTAATGGTTAAAGATATAAGTAAAGAAGAAATCAATTGTCGTAGATACCAGAAGCAAACTAGGCTACATAAAGAATTAGTTGACAAAGTCAATGAAGAGATAGCAAACTATGAACGTATGATAACGTTTGCTGTGTTACTAACGGGTTGACAAATTACCAAAAAGGCTATATAATGTTAATAATGACTATAGAAGAAGCATACGCCGAAATGAGCGGTGTCCGTAACTTATGGGCGGCACTTAAGGCAGTTGAAAGTGAATGGGATGACATAGACCCTTATACAAAAACAGCCTACAAAATGGTTAAACGTGAGTTAGAAAAGGAAATGGCTAATGGCAATTAAAATTGATGGTGCAAAGAAGAAAGCTAAAGTAACCAGAGACCCTATTTTTGCAGATGAAAAAGCAATGGGTGGAGAGCCGGTTTGGGATACCGAACGTGCGCTCAAGATGGACGAAGCAGAGTTTGACCATAATATGCGCCAAAGTCTACGCTACTATAACTATTTTTATTCTAGCAAAGAACTTAAGAAGTATTTGGTTAATTGGTTAAAGCAAACTGCGGGTGTTGCCCATAAACTAGATGCTGTAACTATTACACGCTTTGCTAAAAGCACAGACGGATACACTCCGTTAACTGCTCCTGCACTGATCAAAGCACATACACAGGGTATGCCGCTGTTAGCACGACATATCAAATATATCATTGGTGTTGTTCATCGGACATTGGAATTAGATGACGCAGATGAGCGGACAGTTGAGATTGATCCTAAAGAAAAGGCCGCTAAGATTGAAGTTAAGGCGCCTACAATACAAGATCGTATGAATGCAATAGCAGAGAAGCATGAACTGCATTTCTTAGAGTTGGAAGATAGTCTATACGAAGGTAAAACTGTAGATCCTAAAGCATACGATTACCTAATAGGTAAAAATGTTCCGCAGGCTATGTTGGGTAAAATTGTAGCTATCTTTGAGAGTCATTACGCTGAAATCCAAGAAGCCAAAACAACTAAAGATGAAGATCTTAAAGATGCTTATGCTTATATGAAAACAGCAGATTGGAAACGTTACGATGCATTCTATACTGCCTTGTTTGATGGATTTACACAATACGGTCAGGTTAAGAAAGCAACTAAGAAAGCAAGTGTACGTAAGCCGCCCGCCAAAGAAAAACTTGTAGCTAAACTTAAATATCTAAAGAACGACGCCACACTTAAATTAGTAAGCATTAGCCCTGTTGATATTATTGGGGCACAGGTATTGTGGGTATACAATACTAAAACACGTAAACTCGGTCGTTACGTAGCAGAAGAACTAGGCGGCGCCTTAAATGTTAAAGGTACTACTATTACAGGATATAGTGAAGCTAAGAGTACACAGAAAACTGTACGTAAACCTGAGCTACAGTTGAAAGAGTTTATGAGTGCCAATAAAGTAGAACTGCGTAAGTTTTTAGAAAACATTAAAACTACAGAAGTTAAACTTACAGGACGTATCAACGAAGACACAGTCCTACTAAAAATCCAATAAGTGAAATTATCCTGTTGTTAACGATAAATACTTAACAACAGGATAATTTAAATGTCTTTATTACCAGCAAACGTTACAGCACAAGGCAATCTAACAGCCACCGGCAGTCTTCTAACAGATAGCCTTTATAATCCATATACAGGTTCAGGTTCGGGACAAATTGCGTTTGACGCTAACCTTCAAGCTCAGTTAACCACAGTACAAAGTCTACAAAACGATATCGTTGACTATATCCGTCTACGCTTGGGCTATGGTATGATTGATGTTGAAGCTGATAAAGAACACTTTGACATGGGTATTAAACAGGCACTTATCCGCTATCGCCAAAAGAGCTCTAATAGTGTAGAAGAAAGT